CTAATCGCGAAGAAATAGCTGACGCAGTAACTAATGTTTCTGCTGTTGTCCTCGTTATACTATCAACATTCGTGACAAACCAGGGGTCGTTTTGTTCTGACATTACACTGACATATTCATATCTGTCAAGGTAGTTGCCTGCTTTTGTTGGCCTTGGAGATGTTCCTGACATCTCAATATTGCGAATGTTTACGGGGCGTTTTGCATACTCATCACGCATTCTGATTGCTGATGGCCTGTGAACGTTGTCGTGTGTTGGTGAGAATAGTTTGAATGAGTTCTTTGAGTTAGTATTGGCTCTGTAGGCCTGGACCTCATCAATCGCACAATCACCCAAATGGCCGATGCCGGCAGTGTATAAGAATCTTATATAAAATCGAGTGCCGCGGCGGCCATTAAGGCCACCGCCTTCGTAACTGTCGCGATCGCTTATTGTACCTGCTGAAAAAGGACTTGACGGAGAAGCATGCTGTTGGCCCGATATCGATGTGGTTTTGCCGCCAGTGTCCCAGTCAACGATAAGATCTTCAACATCTGTTTCAAAATTTGGATCTGATGAAGCTTGCACCTTTAGCGTGCCCATATTTATGCCGTGCATATGATAATAAAATTTAATAAACGTATCGTCTTCACTATCAAGATCTAGAAAATCTAGCAATGGAGATACCAAACCAAATGTTTGTCCTACTTTTGATGGGAGAACCTCGCAATATGCATATCCAGTTGAACTATGTGAGTTATCCGGACCTGTTCCGACTGAAGGAGTGGAGCCGCTTATAAAAGACCATTTATTATCAGCATTAACCCCATTTGTCCATTTGTCTGTAGGACTTGGGTTGGGGCTCTCAGAGCCAAATATAGCATCAGTGGCAGCTGCAACGTCACTAGTGGGAGTAAGACTACCGTAAGTAAAATCCTCATCAAGTATACGCTCAAAACCAGCCGCAAGATTGTCAAGAAAAAATTCCAAGTGCCAAGCTTCGGGCCTATTAAGCCAATTCGCCCCGGGTGTCGCTATAGCTTGGTGACGATGTTGGGCGCCCCCTACATACTTCTCAGTAAATGGACCTTGCATCGGAATTTCAGCGCTTGGGCCATATTTGTCCTCGTGCACACTAGTAAAGTCAATACCAAATTGATCAGAATATTCTGAAATATATCCAGTGGTAAGATTAGAAGAGTACATATTGAAGGGCAGCAGTAAGCTACTTTTTGCATCAGTGTATTGTTGATCAAAAACACCGGACCCAGTTGAAGTTGAGCCTTCAATCTCGCCCGAGGTCATCGTTAGCGCTTTTATTCTAAACTCTTTCTTATCTAATTCTGCTGGTGTTTCTTGGTCATTGCAGACAGTTTGCTTTATCTCATTGTCGACGTCAAGATATATAAAATCATCATCGCTAGCGAATTTAATGACGCCTTTATAGAAGTCATGAATGTTATTGTTGTCAGGGTTTGAACCGCCCTTTAGTGTTATAGACTTTCTAATTGTTAAATCGACTGGACGGGCAAGACTTTTGTTGTAATAGGACGTACCTTGATATCTATTTCCGCTAACATCCTTAAGCACTGGGCCGGCGCCAGTTACCTCAGTTGTTATTAATCTTAATAATGTTTTTCTATTAGAATCTACATCAGTATCTCCTGACGTCACGACACCATCTCTTTCTGCTCTTTGCTTCCAGTAAAGGCAATTTATATTTTCATTGGTGCTTGCTTCTGGAGGCAATCTTCCAGATTTAATAGGGTCTGGGTAATGGCCGAACTTCCAATTGTATTTTAACTCCTCAATACCTCTGAGTGAAGATATGGGATTGTGTGGCTTTGTCTCTAATGTTGGAAACTTAGTCCAGTATTTATTTCTTTCAAGAATGTGGCTTTCAACCATATTTCTTAATAATTCCACAGCATTAGAAGAAACAGGGATTAACTGTGCAATCATAATTGAAACTGCATCATCAACCCATTTAAAATACTCAATAAATTTCTCTAGATCAAGAGTGTCATTTTCAACTCTCTCAAAATAAAGTTCGCGAAGCTTTTCCATCTTCTTATAGTGAGGGCGATATCTATTAACCGGTTCACCAACAAGATTATTAAAATCAACAACCGTGGCAAATATGCGTAATATCTGTTCCGAAATAATCTGATACATACTTTTTTCAATAGACAGAAGGTGCTGGACATAAGTCGTATCCCTCGTGAAGACGACATCATCTTGTTTGTTAAGGATCTTAACCATATCGTCGCTATTAACAACTTCTGGTAGTTTCTGCTTGGCAGTTTGCATAAATTGAACGTCAACTGCTCTATCAAGATAGCTACTATTAGTGGTGAACTTATCTCCACGACCAGCATAATTATAATTTGTATATTCTCTAGACCATCTTTCGCCAAATTTTAAATTAGAATCAATTGAGCCAGATGATGTATCAGGAATTAAAAATTGACCGCTAGAATTAGAACCAGTTACACTGCTAAAATCCCAATGAAGCGCTAATGACGTTAACGCTGGTTGGCGACTTCCACCGCCTGTTAAGACATTATCGTTAACGTTCTCGTAAGGATGCTGAACTCCGTAGTTATTTGAATCTATCGCATGCGCCTTAATGGTGTCATTTGACAGATAATCGTGCCAGACCCTAAAAGATGACACTTTTACATCAGAATATCTCTCAACACTACCGGTAAAATTTGTTCTTTTGGCACCAACGAAAAACCTCTGTGGGTCGACAAAGAAATTGGTAGCTTGGGCAGTTGACATAGTACCGCTTATTGTAAACTCATCACGCAAAATATTGGATAAATAATTGACACCATACAGTTCATACGTGTAAGCTGTTGCGGTTGGCATCATGACGTTCTCTGATAATTTGACATCCTGCAAGATGTTCCCATCTTTAATCATTTTTGTCGGAGCAAGACGAAACGCCAAGTTCCACTTTTCATTATCATAGACACCCTTATAAGACTTAGGAGTGAAGAGTTCGTTATCGAATACATCTCCTCCCCCTCCGGATGAAGTAACAAATGCGAACTTTACGTTTCTCTTGTCATCGTCTGGTTTAGTAACAACAACGTTGAAATGGCCTTTATTAGTTGCATCATAAGTTAAATCAGTATTAGATTCTACAACATTCTCCATACCAAAAATAGAGGAAGTCAAAGAAGGAAAAAACTGATAATTATCATCGCCTTTTATTGATTGTCTTGGAAAAATAACTTCCGCCTCAACAGTCATTGAGGTTGCTGAATTTGCTCCTACCTGTGACGCGTCACGGTCGGGAAAATAAGACAAAGAATTAGAATCAGAAGCATCGTAATACTGATATGCAGTTGCCGTATAAGCGTTCGTGGTTGGCTCGGCTGCATCAAATCTTGTCTTTAAATCGTCAAAATTAATATATTTCTTTCTTACCGATGTGTTTGTATAGTTGTCTTTAAATTCGTATGTATCATCGCTAGCATATACGTTTAATTTGATTAATTCTTCATCAATACCGAAGCAGCGCAAAAAGTTTCTTAATGACTTGTATGTTCCTTTTGATTTTTGAATATAAGATAAGTTATTGTAGATATTCTGATATATGATGTTTTTGACTTCATAGAGTTTTTTATCAAATAATTTTCTCTCGCCTCGTTCAAGGTATTTCGCTAAGGCTGAGGCGTGAGCGAACAATTCTGGAGGTTCATAGCCTCTGGATGACAATAGTCTATCCGCAAAGGGTAGGGGCTTCTCATAGTTCGTATCGTCTGGATAATTAATATCCTTTAACTTAGATAGTTTTTCAATCTGAAGATATAAATCGTCAAAGTAACTTGCAAGAATTTGTGTTAGGTATTTAAGATGATTAGATTCTTTTTCGTCCTCTTCTAAGATCCAGCCAGGGACAGACTTATAAATAGAAACTGCGTTTTCGTGGTCGTGTGCAGAGCCAGATAATTGATATCTCGTAGATAAAGCAGAAACGTCCGGATGAGTTGAGTAAATAATGGGATCTTTGAACTCTTTTGTTGCAGCATTTGATAAAACTATAGCAGAACCAGTATTCCTTGAATAGGTATCATACCCAGTAAATGTTCCATTAGAAATTCGCCCAGAATAGTCTAAAATTGTTGCATCTGTTGTGCTGTCACCAGTGATACCCTCGTTAAATTTAAAATATACTCCTAAATCAACTTTGTTAGTTATATCATCATACTTGATATTATCAGTATTGGTGCCTCCACCAATTTGATCTCTGTAATATCGGCCGACTTGTTGAGCATCGCGTTCTGATTTCCAGAACCTAAATTCATCAATTGAGGCTGATAGCTTGCCATAACCAATTCCCGCAGCCGAGGTCGCGGCGCCGGATGGTGCGGCGACTAAGGCTCCAATTGCAGCGTTAATTGTGCCACTAACATAATTTACAACTGATCCCGTATTTAATGTTTCATAATGTACTCCATCAACATATGTCGACACCTGTAAATCGGTAGTACTGTTGTTTTTAATTGATATCGCATAATGATGCCACTTATCATCAGCCACCGAGCCTGTAGTTATTGATGATAATCCTAGTGGAGTCCTGCTTATACCGCTGGTGCCTGACATATATGTCAACATAAAAGGAGTTGTTGATATTGTGCCTGTTAATTCAATGGTGAACCGGCCGTATGCGGTGCTTCCGGATGTAGAATTAGGAGTATGTGCGTCAAAAATAACCTCTCTACCCGTTTTAGATGTTGCGAAGCCGGCTTTTTTCATCCAAAATTCAATCGTATTACCTTTTTTTCCATCAATAAGAAGATTCGAATCCCTACTTTCACTAACCTTGTAAATATTGGCTTTCGAAACACCAGTACCATCAGGACCAGGCATCAATTCGGATTTGTAATCCCCATTCGGATCGGCATTAGGTCCGCCGTTAATTGAAATATATTCATAAGACGCAGTGGCTGGCGCACCATAATGATCAACTGTCGTTACCAAAGTGCCCCAGCCATCAGCTGCAAGGGCAACATATCCGTTTGTCCGAGGATATTCGTTTTCAAACAGATATAAATCTAAATAAGTACTATTATTTTCCCACTCAATCTTTTCTGCTTGAGAACCATCATACGGATAAGTTTGATAAATCCTTTTAATTGCCTGGTCATAATACTCTTCTGCCAGACCAAACCGAGCAAAATTAGATGCAGTTGTAAAGTCAACGTCTGGCACAAAACGTGCTCTTTTTTCAGAGTAAGCATCAATATATCGAGGGGATTCTAAATCCTCTCTAATATCATCCTGCGTCTTGTTCTTGACGAACTTTGATGAGTAACCTTTGTCGAATAGATCTTTTATGCTCATTTGTTTTTCAACTACCTATACAACTAATTATCTTCAACTCTAAATTTGAACACTTCTTCTTGTTCTCTCCATTGTCCTGCAACGTAATAAGATAATTTAACGCCGTACAAGTAGCCAGGTTCCAACAACGACATATCTAAATCAAAATAACTTCCAGACACATCATAAGATAAATATGTGTGCAACGTTGCGCTACCGGTTGAATTATTAATTACCGTAAACTCATCGACCATGCGAAGCACCTCGTATGAAGCACTTGGGATAATTGTAACCTCTACATCTGTTGAGGCCACAGAATAAATATTTGGGCTATAATTACGTGGGCGAGCAAAAACCCTAAATCTTGCTTGCTCATCTTTGACGTATTTAGACTTAAGATTGGTGATTTTCGAAACATACTGGTCGTATTGATTATAATTTGGAGATGATAATGTTTTAGGACGAATTGAACCTGTGTTATATTCAGTTCCATCACCAGTAGGAGAGGCGCCATTATGCCAAACATCATATATTGTCTTTAGAGACGTAGAGCCGGTGAAAGCAAAAGATGCACTATAGATACCAGTAGAGACATAGCCACCAGTTACATTGAATAAATCAGGCGAATTAACACCCGCAGACCCTTGATTATCCAAACTTAATTGCAATTTTGAACCACTTGGAGCAGTGTCATCAGACGAGCCAGAATACACACTAACATAAACCGCGCCGGTGCCAACTGCTGGAATATTCTTAAGCTCACCTCGAACGTAGTTATATAAATATATCGTATTTAAATTATCCTCTGCTGGAGCTAGTGAGCTACTATAGAAAAAAGTACCTCTCTGGTCTTTTGTTCTAGAATCCCAGCGCGCTTCGATAATCGGTTTCTTAAAGAAAAACTCACTTGTCCGTGAGAAAAAACGCTTAGTATAATAACTAGTTTTTTGACCATCTAGATTATGTAATATAGGGCCGGCGTCTAGACCAGATGAGTTAGAAGCGTACCCTTCAAAACTAGAGGTTAAAAATACTCCGAAACCATAATTTTGTTGAGTGCTAGCTAGCCACTCCTCTACTGCTGCTGTCACATCCACTTCAAGATCTTCATCGCCCTGTTCAAAAGTAAAAGTATAATTTGGCATTGTCTGCGCGGCTGTGTAAGAGGATGAGTGATACTCCCCTCCTTGTTTTGTCCAAGCAGTGCCTTTTATTCGATTCTTCCAGTT